AAGCTCAGCTTGAAGTCGCCCGTGCCGTTCCACAGGCCGTTGCACGTATATTGCACGTAGCCCTCCGTCACGGCTATCTCCTCCTCCACTGCCATGCTGTCGAAGTTCGCGAACCCTGTCTTGTCCACGTTCTCAAACTCCACCTTCAGCGTCCCTGCCGACGCGCAGCGGTAGAAGAAGCTCAGATATACCGGCACGGCCTCCTTCTCCCCGTCCTCGTTCTCCGTGAACGTGGGCTTGCTCCTTAGGTTAGCGTTCGCCTGCATGATGTATTTGTTCTTGATGCGCACCACCGTCCGCCCGTCGTCTGTCACCACGCTCGCCCTGTCGCCCTTCTTGCTCAGCGCCGTGTCGTTCGCCCATATCCATTTGTTCCCCACAAGGAAAAACACGGTCTCGTTCTCCGTCGCCCACTTGCTCAGCCCGTCCCCGAAGGTCGGGTTGCTCAGGTAGCCCTTGTCGCCCGCGAAGTCCTGACGCAGGCCCTCTATGGCCGCCTCTATCTTGCCCTCAGTTATCTCGAACTTCGTCTTGATGTCCTCGCCCGTCGTCAGCAGGAACGTGCCTTTCAGGTAGGCGTTGTCGGCGTACAGGCCGTTGCCCTGCGGCTGGTCGTCGGCGGGAAACCAACTGTCCTTTATGCCGTCCAAGTTGCCCAACCGGGCACGCAGGCAACCCGTGAAGCTCTTCTCTTTCACGCCGTCAAGCACGTCTATCCGTGGCTCGCCGTCCTCTGTCGCCGAGATGAGTATCAGGTTCTGCCTGTCCTCGTTCCCCGTGTTGCCCATCAGCACCACTTCGTCGCCCACTTCGGGCGTGCAGCCCCACTCGTCGAAGTCCTGCATCGCTATGTGCACCTTGCCGCTCTCCACGCTCCTCACCTCCACCCAGTAGCTCTTCAGCTGCCCGCCCGTGAAGGTCTGGCAGCGCATCAGGTCGCCCTCGGCGAAGCTGTTCTCCTGTTCAAAAGTGATGATGTAGTCCTCGCCGTCGTCGGCCACTTCCTTTATCTTGCCATTGGCCGCCGACACGCATATCTGCCCGCCTACGCTCCTCACCTTGTCGATGAGCAGCTCAAACACGGTCATCGTCTGCCTCACCGTCAGCCGGTCTATCGTCAGGTGGCTCAGCGCGTCCTCCATCCACAGCTGCCAGCCCTCGCCGGTCAACCCATCGGTGAATTGGGAACTCCGCAGCAGTTCTCTCACTACTAATGTGAGCAATTCGGCGTTGCCCTTGCTGTCGATGGCGGCGTTGCTCTCCTGTCCGAACACCGCGCCGCCTTCCATCGTCAGCTGCCCTTTCGTGCGGTCGTTCTTCTTCTTGCTGACAAACTCCTGCTGGCTCCGCCGCGCCGAGAACAGGTTGTTGTCCGTCGGCAGCGTCGCGTCCCACGAGCGGATGATGTCGGGCAGGCTCAGGCTCTCCGCCTTGCTCTTCGCATACGAGCGCACATCGCTGATGTCGCCCTGCAGTTTCGACAGTGCGCCTTCCTGCAGCGCGTCGCTTATCTCCAAGTCCACCTCACCGGGCAGGTTCACCTTCCGCGTCAGCTTCGTGATGCGGCTCTCCCTGTAGCCCGTCTCGGCGAAGTATTCCGCGCTCTCCAGCCGAACCCTGCGGCCCACCTGCAGCTCCACGCCGTTGTCTTCCACCCACACGTGGTCGGTCTTGCCCTTATACACGCTGATGTCCCGCCAGTGTTCCTCGTTGTACTTGTCCACGGCGGTGGCCAGCTCTTCCTCCGCCATCGTGTAGTACTCGTCGGGCATCCTCACGTTCCACAGTATGTAGGTGTCGCCCACCTTCGGCACAAGGCTGCCGCCCGGCAGCTGCGTGTCGTCATCGTAGGGCCATATCGTGATTATCTCAAACTCCTTCGTGTCCGAGTCGTAGTTCACCTCGAAGTAGTGGTCGTCGTCCGCGCCCAGCCCCGCCAGCTCGCCCGTCTGGAAGCTCACGCGCTTCGTCTCGCCCGCCAGCTCGTAGTCGTTCGGGTCGAAGGTCAGACCCGAGTCCTTGAAGTAATATACCGTGAACTTGTTGCCGTCGTCGTCCGTCTGCTCCTCGCTCCTCACGCTGCTTATCGTGCCTGTCCTGCGGGGGTATATGTCGGCGAAGGCGTCCGCCTCGTACTTGTCATAGATGCCGTACTCATCGGTGTGTACCTCCACGTATTTCTTCCTGCTCGGCAGCATCAGCCTGCTGTAGCCGTATTTCTCAGCGTCTATGTTCCTGCTCGAACCTATCGGGAACAGCCTTGTGTAGAAGCCTTCCGTGTTGCTCGTGTCCCGCTCTATCTCCGTCAAGCCCCGTCCGTAGCCAAGCGTCAGTTCCTCGCCGGTCTCGCAGCGGCAGATGTTCACCGTCTGCCCTTCTATCCACCATTCGGCCTGCCCGCCCACGGCCTCCGCTATCTCCTTCAGCGCCTCGTCGCAGTACTTCCCCTCGTAGTCTATCGTGATGTTGTCCGTGCCGTCCACCTGGCCCACCTTCCAGTCTGTCGTGTGGTTCAGGCCGTCGTTCATGCACTTCACCACCATCGCCACATGCTCCCTCGCGGGGGCGGTCAGCGTGAACACCGGCTCCGCATCGCCGTCCGTCGTCTCCAGCACGAGGAAACGCTTTATCAGGCTCTCCACGCCGTACATCTTCACGTCATACTCCCACTCGCCCTCGCTCACTTCCTTCGGCTGGTACTGCTCCATCAGCCAGTAACGCTCGCCCTCATAGTCCACGTAGTCGTTCACGTCCAAGGCGATGTGCTCATAGTGGGTGAACGTCAGCGCAAGCACGTTGTCGCCCTCCACCTCCTTCTGCTGGGTGGAGCTGTCGTTCGGGGCTATCTCCGCCCGCATGTTTCCCTTGCTGTCGTATATCGTCAGAAGCATATTCTATTACCGTTTTAACGCCGTTCTAATCCTTCACTCATAACTCATCACTCATAACTTATCACTCATAACTTATAACTCATAACTATATAATCGGCACCGGCTCCCGGAACTTCACCTTGAACCGGCTCGCGTAGGTCTTCAGCCCCTCCACCCACAGGCACGTCAGCGGCTTGAACGTCGTGCAGCTCGTGTACTTCATCCTGAGCGTCAGGTCCAGTTGCGTGAACTCCACGTCCAGCCAGCCGTTCTTCCCTTGCTTCAGGAAGTTCACGAACGCCGCGTACTGCTTCAGCCACCCCGCCTGCGTCGTGTTGTATAGAGCGAAGTGCAGCGTCACGTCCCGCGCCTTGTTCCTCGGCGTCAGCTTCGTCGAGTGTTTCTCGCCGTTCTCTTCCCTGATGTCCACCGCCGTGTCCGCCTTCGCCTCGCTCGGTGTCAGTATCGCCGTCAGGTTCTCCATGTTCCCCCGCTTCTCCTCCACCAGGAACGCGCCGTACTCCGTCCAGATGTCCGTGCCGTTCACTATCACCAGTCCGCCTACTATCTTATCCATGACTCGTCACTTTTAACTTTTTCACTCATAACTCATAACTTATCACTTCACTTTCAGCCCGTCCCTTATCACCTTCTTCAGGTCTTCCTTTATCTCGTTCAGGTGTTCCGCGCTAACGCCCGTGTTCTCCTCTATCTTCGCCAAGTGGCCCTCCGCCAAGTCCATCTTCGCCGCCACGTCCTCCATCTTCTGGTCCATCGCACTCCAGTGCTGCAGGCCGCTCGTGAACATCCCCTCTAACTTCGTCCCCTGGTCCTGCGTCATCGCCGTGAAACCGCCGCTCTTCGCGCTCTGGCTCGTCCCGCTCTCGCCCGTGTCGAACACCGACAGACTCTCCCTGTCTCTTTTCATCGCGCTGTATATCGCGTCGCGGTCTCTCGCTATGTCTGCGGCCTCCGCGTCGCTCAGCTCGCCGTCTTCCATGTATTTCGCCCACTTCTCGTACAGGGCTTTCACCATCGGGTCGTACTTGTCCGTCATCAACGCCTCCGCTATCGAGTCCACAAGCGTCTCGTTGAAGTTCTCGCAAGCCTCCTCCCATGTCATCGTGGCGTCCTTCAGGAAATCCTTGAAATGGCTCCGAAGGTCGTCAAGGCTGAAGCCCGTCAGTTTCTCGTAGTAGGCCTCCTCAAGCTCCTCACGCTGCTTCGCGTACTCTATGTAGTCGTCCATGTACTGCGCCGCGTCCTTGTAGCCGTCGTTGGCCAGGTCTTTTATCTTCGCGTACAGGTCGGGGGCATCGGTCGCCACCTTGCGCATCTCCTCACTCGTCAGCTTCCAGAAGTCGCCCGCGCTGCCCACAGTCCTGCCCACGATGTCGGAGATGCGCTTCCAGTCCGAGGAGTTCGTACCCTTGTCTATCTTGTGGTTCGACGAATGGTGGCCGCCGATGCCCAAGAATCCGTTTGAGTACGCCGCGCCTGTCCTGCTCATCTGCTCACGCATGTTCGCCTCGCTCTCGTCAAGCAGCTGCGTCTGCTGCTGGTACATATCGGCAGCGTCCTTCGTCGCCGTATCCTCCATCGCGTCGGTCAGTTCCTCGATGGCTCGTTGCAGGGCCTCGTTCGTCAGCGACAGGCGCTCCATATCCTCCGCAAGGTGCTTGTCGCTGTCCCCGTTGCCGAACCATGACGAGAAGCCGCCCCATGTCACCGCGTCCAGTATGCCGCCGATGCCCTTCACAAGGCTCGAGCCTATCTGCACGAGGAAGTCGCCGCTAAGTATGTTGTCCAGTATGCCGCTTATCGCGTTCAGTATCG